TCATCTCGGGCTCTCCGGCGCGGTCAGCAGGTAGCCGAGCCCGCGCACGGTCTGGATCACGTCGCAATCGATCTTCTTGCGCAGGCGGCCGACGAACACCTCGATGGTGTTCGAATCGCGGTCGAAATCCTGCTCGTAGAGATGCTCCACCAGCTCGGCGCGGGAGACCACGCGGCCGGCATGGTGCATCAGGTAGGACAGCAGCCGGTATTCGTGGCTGGTGAGCTTCACCGGCGTGCCGCCCACCGAGACCCGGCCGGAGCGGGTGTCGAGCCGCACCGGGCCGCAGATCAGCTCGCTGGAGGCATGGCCGCTGGCCCGCCGCAGCAGGGCGCGCAGTCGCGCCAGCACCTCCTCCATATGGAAGGGCTTCGCCACATAGTCGTCGGCGCCGGCATCGAAGCCCTGCACCTTGTCGCTCCAGCGGTCGCGGGCGGTGAGGATCAGCACCGGCATGCGCCGCCCCGCCCGCCGCCAGTGCTCCAGCACCGAGATGCCGTCCAGCTTGGGCAGGCCGATGTCCAGCACCACCGCGTCATAGGGCTCGCTGTCGCCCAGGAAGTGGCCTTCCTCGCCGTCGAACGCACAGTCCACCGCGTAGCCAGCGTCCCCGAGCGCATGCACCAATTGCCGGTTCAGGTCCGGATCGTCCTCGATCACCAACAGCCGCACGTGCGTCCCTCATCCAATCACCCGCTCCGGGGCGGAGGCGCCGGTTTCACGGCCATACCTCCGCCGGAGCGGTCATGCCCTGGCGCCGGTGCGAGAATGCCAGAGCGCGCGCCGCCTGTCAGTCCCCGCGCCGCCGCAGGCCGCCGGCATCGCCGCGACCCGCAATGCCGACGCAAGGCTCAGCGCCAGCCGCACAGGGACCGACCCACCGCATTGTGGGCCTTGGCCTGGCGGATGGTCTCGTCGGTGTCGGCGGCCGACCAGCGCAGCGGCAGGGCGGCGCGGCAGAACACGTCACTCCCGCCGCCAGCCGTCGGTGTCGCGCAGCCGGCGAGCATCGCCAGCATCGCGCTCAGCATCGCGGCGCGCCCGCGCCGCGCGATCCACAGCTTCCTGCGCATCCCGCTCTCCTTTCGCTCCCTGCGCCGCCCAGCCGGCCTGGGTGCCCTTGCGATAGGCCAGCAGCGCGGCGGCCACCGCCGCCGCGCCGAGGCCCGCCCGCACGCCCGCGAGCCGCACCAGCCCCAGCACCCCGAGGAGCGCGGGGATGGCCCAGGCCCACCACGGCAGGCCGTAGGCGAGCCATTCGGCGATCGTCCTCATGCGCCGCCCTCCCCGGCCGCCGGCAGCAGGTCCAGCGCCGCCGCCTGCCGGGCCCGACGCTGCTCGGCCCGCCACAGCCAAGCGAGCGCGCCGAGCGTCACCAGCACCCCGGCCACCGTCAGGCCCGCGAACAGCAGCGCCATGGGCCGCGAGGTGCCGGCCAGCGGCTCGATCTGCCGCGCCGCCTCCGAGAGCGCCGAGGTCATCGCCCCGCCCGCCGCCGCGCCCGCGGCCGCCTGCGGGCGCGGCAGCGGCGCCGCGCTGCCGGCCGGCGCCTTGGCGCCCGCGGGGGCCAGTGCCGCCACCGCCGCCGGCGCACCCTCGCGCACCCAGGCGCGGCCGGCGCGGCGCACGTCCTCCACCCGCCGCGCCCAGCCGGCGCCGAACACCGGCCAGGTGGCGAGGCTGCGCAGCATGGCGAGGCGGCGGTCGCAGATGGCGTCCACCAAAGCGGCGGGATCGGTCGAGGCGCGGGCGGCGGCCAGCGTCACCGTCCCCACCTGACCATCGGCGACAAGGCCGAGGCCGCGCTGAAGCCATTTGGCCGACTGGCCGGGACCGGAATTCACCGCGCCGTCGAACACCACATAGTCGAGGCCGGGGGGCAGATCGTCGGCGCGCACCGCGTCCCAATATTGCGTGCGGTAGATGTCCGTCAGCTCGCGTGCCGCGATCTGCCGCACCGGCCGGACCGGCAGACCGCGCGCGCTGCGGTAGCCGTCATAGACCCGCTGGATCACCCCGCGCATGGTGGGGCCGCCGGGATCGGCGGGATGGTTGGAATATCCGCCCTCATGCTGAAGGACGCGCGCGAGCGCGGCGTCGAAACTGGACGCGGCCATGGCCCTCTCCTATTTATGTGAAGCGGGGGCGCGACAGGCTCCCCGGACTGGATGACGCGAGGCGTTGCGATGGAACGGGCATTGGCCGTCATGTTTCTCGGCCTGACCCTGGTGGTCATCACCTTCGTCTTCTATCTGCAAGCCAACGCCATCGGCCTGCTCTACTGGCGGTCATTTCAGGGCAACGAGCTGACCTGCTATTATTACGGCGGCCTTAGCCTGCATCAGGTCACCTTCCACGACAGCCAGCGCAAATGCCCGATGACGCGGGAGAGCTGGTAGCCCGTCTCAGCCCGCCGCGGGCGGCAGGGCCGGGAACAGTTCCCGCGCCACCGCCGCCACGGGCAGCGCCGCCAGCGCCGCGTGCCGCGCCGCATGGGCGGGGTCGGTCAGGGTGGCGAGCGGCAGCACGAAGGTCTCCCCGTCGGCCAGCGCCAGCGGCGCCAGTTCCGCCCCGTCCGCCGTGGGGCCGCCGAGGCTGGCGGCCTCGGCCGCGGTCAGGATGAGGAAGTCGGGCGCGGTGTCCGGCGCGATGTCCATGTCAGGCTCCGTGTCCATGTCAGGCTCCGATGGCTGAGAGATAGGCGCGCAGCGCCGCGTCGAACGCGGCCATCTGCGCCGGGGTGAGGCTGCCGCCCATGAAGGCGGCGGCGAGCCGGCCGGTGCTGTTGATGAGCGGCCCGCCGAGATTGGTGCCGAGCAGATAGAATTCCAGGCCCGAGCTGGCGGTGGAGGTCGCCGTCGCGCTCTCCAGCACGACGCCGTTCTTGTAGCGCGCCTGCGCCGCCGGACCGCTGCGCACGGCGGCATAGAAGCCGGTGTCGAGGAAATTGGTGTAGGTGCCGACGGCCGTGATGCCGGTCTCGGTGACGGTCAGCGCGCAATAGCCGCCGTCCGCCGCCGCATAGCGGGCGATGTGGCTGCCGTGATAGGTCGGCGGCAGCAGCACGCCCATGGCGAGGCCCCGCCGCCCGTTCTCCTGCACCCACACGCCGAGGCTCGCCGCGTCCGTCTGGAACTGCGTCGCCGCGCCCGGCACGAAGCCGGTGCGCAGATAGGAGGCGGCGCCGTCCGACGCATAGCCGCGATCGGCCGCGAAGCCCGGACTGTTCACCTCGGTGAGGCCGTAGGCCGGCGCGATCCAGTTGAGTCGCGCCGCCTGCCCGTCGGCCGCCGCCAGCAGATAGAGCGCGTCGAGCTTCTGCCACACGCCGGCCGCCACCAGCGCGCCCACCAGCCGGTCGATCAGCCAGCGCCGCGAGGTGGGCGGCGGGCTGGCCATGCGCGCCACCAGCGCCTCCGCCTCCGGCCGCGCGAAGCCGTAGGCCGGCAGCGTCGCGCCGGGCACCTCGCAGGTGACATAATGGATCGCCACCCGCACCATGCCGCCGGTGAACGCGCCGCCCTGCGCGGTGAGGACCACCGGCGTATCGGCATAGACGGCGCGCGGGCCGATCACGCCGGCATTCACATTGCCAGCCGCCGCGCCGAGGTAGCCGCCGAACGCCTGCGGCTCGCCGGCGATGCCGCAATGATAGGCGGCGGCGCCGGTGACATTCTCCAGCGTGCGCGTGGACACGCCGAGCACGATGCCCCGGTCGGGGATGGCGATGGCGGTGGAAACGCTCGCGCCGAACAGGAACACGTCCTCCTCGCGCACATGAGCCGACAGCATGCCGCCGCGCGGCGCCGCCGCCAGCGGCGAGACCCAGGCGGCGCCGTCGTAAAGCGCCAGCCGGTGAGTGTCCGCCACATAGGCCAGCATGCCCGCCGCGCACGGCAGGAAATCCCACGCCCCGCTCTCATAGGCGGCGATCGTGCCCGCCTGCCCGGCGAAGGCGCCCGTCGCGCCTGCCGGCACGAACCAGCGCGCGCCCTCCCCCGGCGCCGCCGGCGGGGCGGTGGCGGTGAGGCTTTCGAGCCGCAGGTGCACCAGCGCGTCGAGCGTGCGCAGCGCCTCGTTATGGGTGACGTGCTTCTGCGACTGCGCGGCCGCGAGATAGGGCAGCGCGAGATTGGCGCTCGTCATGGCGGCCATGGGCAGGTCCTCGGTTGAAGGCGAAGGGAGGTCAGAGGGAGAAGGTGGCGGTGGCCGGCGCGCCGGCGCCGAGCACGGCGGAGAGCTGCGCCACGCGCACGGTGAGCGCCGCCTGCGGCGCGCCGAAATCGGCCAGTTCGGCGGCGGCCGGATAGAGGCAGGACGGCGCGGCCGCCTCCAGCACGCGCACCACGCCGCCGCCGGCGAGGATCTCCACGCGATAGAGCTCGCTCGCCTCGCCAAGCGGCACCTCCACCGGCGCCCAATTGTCGCCGTCGATGCGGGTGCGGCGGACCCAGGCGAAGGTGACGCCCGCCGCCGTGCGCGCGGCGGACAGGTGCACCGGCGCATAGGGCGCGAGCGCGGTGCCGGCGGCGGTGGCGGTGATCTCGCGCACCATGGCGTCGCCCTGGTCGCGGTCGGCGCGGCCGATGCGGTAGAGCACCGTGCGGCCAAGGTCCGACAGCCCTGCCGTGAGCGGGACGAGGGCCGCGTCGAGCAGCACCGCGCGGGTGCCGGACGGCCACGGCACGGCGCCCGCCGCCTCGGTGCCCGCCTGCCCGCGCAGCAGGCCGGAGAGCCGGTAGACGCCGCTCTCCAGCAGCGCCGCCTCGGTGAACTGGAGGATCTCCGGCGCCCGCCCGTCCGCCACCAGGGCGAGGGCATTGGCGCGCTCCAGCACCTCCGCCTCGCTGCGTCCGACCAGCGCCCCGGAGACGAGGCGCACGCGCAGCCGCGTCGAGCGGTCGAAACGCCACAGCGGACCCGGCGCCAGGTCGTCCAGGAGGGTGGCGACGGTGGCCGGCGCGCGCACCGCCGCCACGGCGGAGAAGCTCGCCCCGTCGCTGGAGCGCCACACCGCCAGCGTGCTCGGCCAGGGCGTGGCGCCGGCGGCGAGATACTGGAGGATCGGCGGATCGGTGCCGTCCAGCGCCGGCAGGTCGAGCACCTGCGCGAACGGCGGGCCGAAGGCGGCGGGCAGGGCCACCGCGCCGCGCGTTGCGGTGCCGAGCGGCGCGCGGAACACGGAGGGGTCGATGGAGCGCGCGGTCACCGCGCGGCCCGCGCCGTCGCTGATCTCGGTGATCTCCAGCCGGCGCGTGCGGCCGTCGCAGGTCAGGTCCACCATGTCGCCCGGCTGCAAGGCGAGGCGCGAAAGCGGCAGCGCGAAGCGCGCCTGCTCGCGCCCCGCCCACAGGTCCTGCAACCAGGTATCGGCGGCGCGCACCATCACCGCGTCGGAGGCCATCACCGCCACCTCCGCCCGCGCCACATGCCGGCTCGCGCCGGCGAGGCGGCGGGAGGAGACGGTGCTACGGCGGAAGTCGGCGCCGCCGTCGCCGAAGGTGATCTGCACCTCCAGCGGCAGTTCGCTCTCCTGCGCACGGGTCAGGCTGAGCGGCGCGGCATCCTCCTGCATCAGCAGATCGTCCTCGGTGAGGCTCGCCGCCAGCTCCGCGCCGCGCGGGCGGAACAGCAGGCGCGCGCCCTCCTCCGCCGCGTCGAAGGCGAAGGCGCGGGCCAAGGGCTCGATGGCGGCGCGGGCCGACATGGGCTGGTCCACCACATAGCCGTCCACGACGCCTTCGAGGCGGTCGGTCTCGATGTCGGCGAGGCCGTGGTCGGCGCAGATGGCGGCGACGAGGCCGTCCAGCGGCGCGGTGGCGAGCCGGCCGGTGAGCCAGTGGCCGGTCTCCCAGTTCGCCCCATCCGCCCACACGGCGGTGGCGAGGGGAAAGTGCGGGAAGGGCCGCGCGTCCCAGGTCCACAGATAGATGCCGATGGGGTCCACCATGTAGCCGCCCGCCACGCCCGCCGGCGGGTTGTCGGCCGCCGAGGCGCCGAAGGCCGGATCGAACGCGGCGGTCACCGCCTCCAGCATGCGGCGCTGGGCGAGGTCATCGCGGCTGCGGTTGGAGAAAGGCGGGAAGCCGCCCTCCGAGGACTTCGCATCGGGAAAGGTGCTGGGCCGGTTCGGCCCCTTGTCCACCGCGCCGCAGCCGGTCTCCATCAGCCGGATGGGCTTGGAGCCCGGCACCCAGGCGGTGGGGCTCGCCGCGCGCACGCCGCCGGGGCGCGGAAAATGCCCGAGGCCCCACCACGACCACAGGTCCTTCTGGCGGAACACCCAGGGCTCGCCATAGGCGCCGTCGGTGATCGGCGTGCGCGCCTGCGCGGCGCGGGCGGCCTCGCTGGCATAATACCAGTCGTAATTCTCGCCGCCGCGCAGGTTGCCCTTCAGATAGGCCCGGTCGTAGATGCTCCTCGCCCGCGCCAGATCGAGATGGCCGGCGCCGTCGCGCCAGTCGGCCAGCGGGGCGTAATGGTCGATGCCGACGAAGTCCACGGCGGGCGCGGCCCACAGTTCGTCGAGCGGAAAAGCCACCGTGCCGTCGGCGAACGCCTGCGCGCCATACTCGTCCCAATTGGCGCCGTAGGACACCTTGGTGCCGGCGCCCACCACCGCCTTGGCGTCAGCCGCCAGCGCGGCGAGGCGCGCGGCGGCGGGGAAGCTGCCGCCCGGCCCGCGCACCCGCGTCAGCGCCGCCAGCTCCGAGCCGATGAGCAGCGCCTCGACGCCGCCCACGTCGCGCGCCAGCACCGCATAATGCAGCACCATGCGGCGCAGGCTCCATTCGTCCGGCCCGGCATAGAGGATCATCGTGCCGAAGCGCGTGAAGTCGCCGGCCTGGGCGTGGCCGAACAGCGCGTCCACCTGCGCCTCCGCCTCGGCCGTGCCGTCCGGCGAGCCGGCGACGCCCGGCGCGGGATGGCAGGTGATGCGCCCGCGCCAGGGATAGGCCGCCTGCGTGATGCCGCCGCTCCACGGATCGGGCAGCGTGTTGCCGGCCGGGATGTCCATCATGACGAAGGGGTTCAGCGTCACCTCCAGGCCGCGCGCCTGGAGCGTCTGGATGGCGCCGATGATGCTCTCGTCCGAGGGCGTGCCGCCATAGGCCGCCGAGCCGCCATACCAGGAGACGGTGGCGGCGTCCGCGCGGGTGAGGCTGCCCACCATCCAGGTGGCGCCGCTGGTCTCCTTGTCCGCACGCTCCACCTTGGGCTCGATGCGGCAGGCGCCGGCGCGCAGGTCCGAGCCGAACCAGGTGATGACCAGGGAGACGCGCCGCACCCTCGGGCATTGCGCCTGGAGCTGGTCGAGCGCGGCGGCGAGATCGGTGGGCGCGGTGGCGGCGTGGCGGTTCTCCGGCGCATAGGCGCCGAGCCCGGTCACCCGCTGCACCAGGCGCGGCTCATAGCCGAACTCCGTCGCGCCGGGGATCAGCGTGACCGCGCGCACCTGCTGCTCCAGCTGGCCGACGGCGCGCTCCACCTCCACCGTGATCTGCGGCAGGCGGTTGCCGTAGTTCGCCAGCGGCAGGCGCTCGAACACCACATAGGCGAGGCCGCGATAGGCCGGCGTGTTGCCCGCGCCCTGCTTGGCCTCGATCCACGGATCGGGCGGCTGGTCGCCCCAGCCGTGATAGGTGCGCACGGTGATGCCGGTGAGGTCCAGCGGCTTGCCGTCGGCCCACATGCGGCCGATGCGCGAGACCGGCCCCTCGCACAAGGCGAGGGCGAAACTGGCGTAATAGAGATAGGTGATGGTGGTGGTCTTGGCCGCGCCCTGGCTGGTGCTCTTGCCGCCGCTCTGCGTGGTGGAGACGGAGGCCACCTCCTCCAGCTGCGTCGCCCAGATCACCTGCCCGCCGAGGCGCGCGCGGCCATAGACGCGCGGCACCCCGCCGCCGGCGCTCGACGTCATCACGTCGAGATCGGCGAGGCGCGCGCCGGTGACGGTGGTGCCCGAGCGCGCGCCGCCGATCAGCGTCTGGTCCAGCACCGCGCCGCCGAGCGCGCCGAGCGCGCGGCCGGCGATGGCGCCGATGGGGCCGAACAGCGCGCCGCCGATGACGCCGCCCGCCGCGCCGAGAAGGAGCGTCGCCATGGATGGTTCTCCGATGCTGGAGGGGAATGCGCGATGGGGCGCGCGGCCCCGGTCAGTCCGCGCCGGGGAAGGCGAAGACGAAGGCGAGATGGCGCCGCCACCAGGGCGTCAGGTGGCCCTCGCACACCGCCGCGCCGTCATAGGCGTGGACCATGCGCGCGGGCGTGGCGAGGATGGCGCAGTGCTTGGCCGGCAGGTGGGCGCGGAAGCGGAACAGCAGCACGTCGCCCGGCGCCATGGCCTCCGGCGCGACGGCGACCAGATGGCGCCGCGCGGCGGCCGCCAGCGTCTCCGCCCGCAGCGCCTCGGCCCAGTCCGGCGCATAGGGCGGCAGCGCCTCCGGCTCGGCGCCGTTGAGCGCGCGCCACACCCCGCGCACCAGGCCGAGGCAGTCGGCCCCATGCCCCTTGGCCGAGGCGCGATGATGATAGGGCGTGCCGATCCAGCCGCGCGCCTCGGCGACGATGCGCGCGCGCAGGACGGCGCCGGCGGGCGCGCTCATGCCAGCGTGCCGCCGTCATAGCCGCCCTCGCCGGGCACGGCGATGGCGAGCACGAAGTCGTTGCCCGGCATGTGCGGGCAGCCGCGGAAATTCAGCGCGTTGGCGAAGCGGTCGCGGCAGGTGGCAAAGCGCTTGTCGCAGCCGGCGGTGAGGCCGAACGGATCGCCCGCCGCCACCCCTTCCGGCGGCGCCTGCCAGAGGTCGAGCACCACGCCGCCGGCCTCCGCCGCATGCGCCTTCACCTCGCAGGCGAAGCCCGCCGCCGCCCCGCCCACGAGGGCGAAGCGGCCGCGCGTGAACCAGCCGTCCTGCTGCCACGGCCCGGCGACGCGCAGCCGCCCGCCGGCCTCGCGCGCCAGCACGACGCCATCGGCGCGATAGGTGCCCTGGGCGAGATCGACGCCGCAGCGGGCATCGCCGAGGTCGGCGTCGCACAGCGCGGCGAACACCCGGCCGCGGGTCTGGTTCAGCGCGTCGGCGAGGCCGCGCAGCTCGGCGGTGAAGGCGAGGCCCTGGCGGCGCACCTCGCCCAGCGTGCCCCGGCGCAGCAGCACGGACACGCCGGGGTCGCTCCAGTCGATGAGCAGCAGGTCGACGGTGGCCCCGTCATAGAGGCCGGCTGCGAGGGCGGCCTCGTCCAGCGTATCGGCGCTGAGCGCGCCGGAGACCTCCGCGCCGGTGACGCCGAGGCCCTGGGCGAGCGTGCTCTCGCTGCCGGCGATGCCGCTCGCCGCGCGGAAGGCGAGGCCCTCCACCACGAGGTCGCGGTCATGGTCGGTGAAGCCCTGCACCAGGCCGTCGCGGCGGGTCAGCCGCCAGCCGGTGCAGAGCGTGGTGGCGCCGCGCGCGAGGGCGGCGGTCATGGCATCGGGCAGCGTGCGCATGGCGGCCTCTCAGGGCTGGATCTCGACGATGGGGATGCGCGGGATCTCGCCCGCCGCGAAATGGGAGAGATTGATCTCCAGATAATCGGTGTCGAAGCGCACCGGCACGTCGAACACGAAGCCCGCCGAGACGGTGGCGCCGGCGGCCGGCGCGCGGCCGGCCGCGAAGATCACCGTGCCGGTGGAGAGGTCGCAGGTGAATGCGTCCTCCCCCTGCTCGGCGCCGCCGACGGCGACGCGCACGGTGCCCGGCGCGGGCTTGGCGATGCGCCGCACGTAGGGCGCCACCAGCCCGCCATAGGTCTTGGTCAGGGCGAACATGCGCGTGGCGCCGTCGCCGCTGCCGATGACCTGGTCGTGCGGCGTCACGGGGCTGCCCGGCGGGCTGGATGCGGGGTCCATCGGGTCGCGCCAGCGGAAGCCGTAAAGGCGTCCGCGGCGCTCCTCGAAAAAGGCCAGGACGGCGTGCAGCGCGGCGAGCGATTTCACCCCGTATCCGGCGTCCCACCGGCGGCGCGAATCAGCGCGTCGCGTGTTGCGCTCCTCGCGCCCGGTGGCGGTTGTGACGATCTCCGTCACGCGTTCCGGGCCGCCTGCGGCACCGCGCGCCACGTCGATCGGAAACAAAACCTCATGAAAGGAGGGCATCTTATGTCTAATCCCTTCAATTCTGGCGTTCCGTTAATAAAATCAGTCTTGACATAGTTGAGTGCGACGCTTTGACTTCAGGCCCGTCGTAAAGGATGGAGCCGCGTGATGGCCACGAAGACCCGGAAGACGACCGTCGCCGCCAAGGCGCCGGCTGCGAAAAAGACCGAAGCTGCGCCCCCGGCTGCACCCACGCCGGTCGCCGCGAAAGCCCCTGCCAAGGCGCCCGCCAAAGCGGCTGCGAAGGCACCCGCCAAGGCCGCTGCCAAAGCCCCGGCGAAGGCCCCCGCGAAGGCGGCTGCCAAACCGGCCGCGAAGCCTGCCGTGAAGGCCGCTGCCAAGAGCGCGCCGAAGGCTGCCGCCAAGGCCGCCGCGAAGCCCGCCGAGGCGGCGCCCGCGAAGGCCGCCCCCAAGGCCGCGAAGGCCCCGGCGAAGGCCGCGGCTCCGAAGGCCGCCGCCGCGAAGGCGCCGGCCAAGGCCGCCGCGCCGAAGGCCGCGAAGGCCCCGGCGAAGGCCGCCGCCGCGCCCAAGACCGCCGAGAAGGCCCCGGCCGTGAAGGCCGCGCCGAAGGCCAAGGCGCCCGCCAAGGCGGCTGCCAAGCCCGCCGCGAAGGCGGCTCCCGCGCCCAAGGCCCCGGCCGCGCCCAAGGCCGCCCCGAAGGCCGCCGCCAAGAAGAAGTGACCCCTCCGCGCGCCGCGCTCCCATGGGGCGCGGCGTGCCGGCGGCGGGGCGGCGGAGCCGCCGTCCCTCGCCCCCGCTTCCCGCCCGCCGCCCCTCGTGGGGCGCACGTCATGGGCAGCGCGTCTTGAGGCGCACGTCATGGGGCGCATGTCTTGGGGCGTATGTCTTGGGGCGCATGTCACAGATCGCGCGTCATGGATCGCCGGTCCCGCCGCCCGCCATCGGCCTGCCGCTTGGGCATCTGCCCTGCCGGTGCCTGTCTGACAGCCCCTGGCTGGCCGATCTCTCCCTTGCCGACCACTCCCCTTGCCGACGTCCGCCTCGCCGCGTTCGCCATACCGGCCTGCGCCTGGCGCGTCGGCATGCAGCCTCCGCCCCGTTCCGGGCCGGACCAGCCGCCGGACGGCGTGCGTCTGGTAGGGGAACGATCAATAGGTGCGCGCCCAAGAGGTGCGCACCGCCGCGACGCCTCCCCGCTCTCTCCATGCCGCCCCGCAGTCCCGCAGTCCCGCAGTCCCGCAGTCCCGCAGTCCCGCCTCCGGCGCGTCGCGCGTGATCGCGCCGCGCCGGCCGGGGGGCTTTGCACCGGGCGCCGCCTGCCCTACCCTGCCGTCCTGCGGCCGCCGGACGGCCGCGCGGGAGAAACTGGCATGCCCCGGATGCCCGAACGCCACAGGCACGGCCGCGCCGCCGGCCGCATCGCCTTCATCGCCGCCCTCCTCGCCGCCACGGCGGCGGTGGCGGGAGAGGCGCCCGCGCGCCCAGATGCCGCCTGCGCGGCCATGGGCGCCGGCTTCCGGCGCGTGCCGGGCTCGGACACCTGCGTGCAGATCAGCGGCAGCGCGGACGTGACCGTGGGGCGCGGCGCCGCCGCCAGCAACGCGCCGAACCAGGGCCTGCAGAACACGCCCTCCGCCGGAGCCACCACCGCGACCCCCGACCCCTGGCAGCGCACGCGCTAGGCTGGATCGACAGTCAGACCCGATGCCTCTGTAACAGCGAGTTCTCACCCCCAATCCCGCACGCCGCCCCCCCTTGCGGGGGAGGGTTGGACAGGGGGGTGAAACGCGCGCCGATCACAACCGCTGTGTGATCCGGGGTGCGCCCGCTTAGGTGCCCGTGCGCCGATGCGCAAGACGGCAGGCCGGGGTGAAAGGGGATGGCGTTTCACCCCCCTCCCTGCCCTCCCCCGCAAGGGGGGAGGTGCCCCGACCTGTGCTTGCGCCGGCCCGCCCCGCACGAGCACCCCCTCATAGGTGGGCGGGCACCAGCAAGCGCCTGGCGTCGCCACAGGGTCTCGGCCACAAGAACCTTGAGGCACAAGGGTGTTGGCAACAGGAGTGTTGGTCCCGAGACCCGCGGTCGGATGAATGTCGATCGGCGCCAGAGCCGGCCGGCCCGTGCCCGGCCACGGCGCGCGGAGTGCGCGCCGGCTGTCTTGGCTGCTTCCGTCTGGACTGTCGATCCGCCCCGCCCCGGGCCGGTTCCACGCTGGGGCCGGCGCGAATACTGTCCGGCCGCCCGCCCCTCACAGGCTGCGCTGACCCCGCGCCACAGCGCGGGCGATGAGGCCGGAGAGATAGGCGTCCGAGCGGCGGAAGGCGCCGGGGTCCGGCGTCGCCACGGTGACGTTCACTTGCGTGCGGCCGGCCTCGCCCTGGGTGCGCACGCCGAGCGCGCCGTCGGCGCCGCGGCTGAGCGGCAGGATGGCCTCCGCCCCCGCCTCGCCCATCAGGCCGGTGCCGGAGCTCATGGGGAAATAGGTCGGCGCGGACACGACGCCGCCGTCGGCGAAGGCGCGCACGCCCCCGCCCTGGAGCACGCCGCCATCGGCAAAGGCGGTGCCGAGGATCTGGCTGATGGTGCCGCCGATCCCCTGCTCCAGCGGCTTCAGTGCTGCGTTGAGCGCCAGGTTGGAGAGCCGCTGGCCGAGGCCGGAGATGACGTCGTCGAGGTCGCGGCCCTTCACCGCGACGCCGGTGAAGGCGTCGGTGAGCGCGCTGCCGAACGAGCGCGCCGGCGCCTGCGCGGCGGTCAGCGCCGCCGAGACGCTGGTGCCGAGGGCGCGCGCGGAGGCTTCCGCCTCCGCCACCCCGGCGGTGAAGGCGGAGGTGTCGGCGGTGATCGCCACCGCCACGCTGTCGATGGTGTCCATGGGTCTGCCTCAGCCTCGCGAAGGAGCATCGGGAAAGCGCGCCATCAGCGCGGCGAGCCCGCTGCGGTCGAGCGCCGCGCCGGCGGGCGGCGCGCCGCCGAGCGCCCGCGCGGCGGCGGCCAGTTCGCGCGGCGTCATCGCCCAGAAGGCGCACGGGGACAGCCGCAGGTGGCCGAGGCCGAACCCCATGGCCGCGTCCCAGGGAAAGGGACGCGCCGGGGCCGCGCTCACGGCGCCTGCGGCGGCGGAGGGCGGGCGGGGTCCGCAGCCTCCGGCGCGCCGAAGGTGGCGGCGAGCAGCGCCGAGACGATGCGCGCGAAGCCGGCCGCGCCGCCCTCCGCGCGCAGCCCCGCCACCTCGGCGTCGGAGATCGCCGCGCCCGCGCCGCGCAGGCCGGCGCCGATGACCCGCGCCATGTCTGCGGCGGCGAGCCGGCCGCGCCCGAAGCGCTCGGCCAGCGCCACCAGGTCGTCCACAGCGAAGGCGGCTTCCAGTTCCGCCAGCGCGCCCAGCGTCAGCACGAGGGTGCGGCTCTCGCCGTCGAGCACGGCGCAGATCTCGCCGCGATGCCTGTTGGCCATCTCCGCCCTCCTCACAGCGCGGCGAAGGCGAGGACGCCCGCGCTCTCCAGCGTGAGGTCGAAGGTCACCGCGCCGTCATGCGCGGCGGCCAGCTCCAGCGCCGAGACCTGGAACGGGCCGGAGACGGTGCCGAAATCCGGGATCACCACCTGGCAGTCGCGCAGCTCGCCCTCGAAGAAGGCGGTGCGCACCAGCGCGTCGGAGGCGGCGTCCTTGAACACGCCGGAGCCGGAGATGCTGGCGCGCTTCACCCCCGCCCCGGCCAGCAGCTCGCGCCAGCGGCCGGCGCTCTCCGCATGGGTCACGTCCACGGTCTGGGCGTTGAAGGCGAGCGTGCGCGAGCGCAGGCCCGCGACCGTCACGTAGGTCGCCCCGTCATACATCTTCAGCAGCAGGTCCTTGCCCTTCTGCGCGGCCATCGCATCCTCCTTGCGGGTCGAGAGATCAGAGCGGCTCGGTGAGCGCGCGGAAGCGCACCAGGCCGTGGAAGGTCCGCCCGTCGCCGTCGCGGCGCACCTCGGCGGTGGTGGCGCGCAGCAGCGCCAGCGCGTGGCCGGGCAGCGCCAGCGGCGCCTCGTGCAGCGCCTCCTGCACGGCGGCGGCGAGCGCCATCGCCTCGGCCCGCCCGCCCGCGCGGGAGAAGACGTGCAGCGTGAGCGCCTGATCGCTGCCGCCCTCGGTGGCGGTGGACCAGTCGGACACCACCGCCTCGCCCAGCGTCACGAAGGGAAAGGCCGCGTCCTTGGGCGGCACGTCATGGATGCGCCCGGCGAGCAGCGCGTCGAGCGGCCCGTCGGCGGCGAGGCGGGCCTGGATGGCACCGCGCAGGGCGCGGGCGGCGGAGAGCGGCGCGCTCATGCCCCGCCTCCCCGCCGGACGGCGGCGACGGCGGCCAGCGCCGGCGCCAGCCACGGGTCGGCGGGCGTGGCGAGGCCGCCGGTCTCGCGCGCCACAGCGGCGGGATCCGCGCTGCCCACGGTGCGGCGGCCGGGCGCGGCCTCCACCTGCGGCGGGGCGCCGAGGCGGGCGGCGGCGGCACCGGCGAGGGCGGCGGCGGCCGCGTCGAGCGCGGCCTCCACGCGATCCTGCGACAGGCGGGCCTGAAGCCGCGCGGCGAGCCCGTCGAGCCCGGACAGGCGGGCGGTGGCGATCAGCGCGGGCGTGGTTGTGGTGGCGGTCACGGCTGTTCCTCCCGGCAATGGACGCGTGTGAAGCGGCCCCGCCCGTCGGGGTCGGAGGTGGCCTCCACCGCGAGGCGGCGGGCGCCGAGGCGCAGCAGGTCGCCGGCGGCGATGCTGTTGGGCGCGCGCACCGTCACCCGCACGGTGGCGAGGCCGAAGCGGCGTTCCTCGGCGAAGGCGCCGGCCGCGCTCTCCTCCACCGCCGCCCACAGGCGATCCACGGTGACGAAGCTGACGGTGACGCCGCCGATGCCGTCCGGCGTCTCCACCGGCGCCTGATGGTCGATGCGGTGGCGCAGCGCGCCGATGCCGCTCACAGCCGCACCATCCGGTAGGGCGCCAGCAGCGTCGTGACGGTGGCCGGCAGGCGCATGGTATCGCCCGGCGCGTCGCGATGCTCGTGGAAGTGGGCCAGCACCAGCCGCACCGCCTGGACGAGATCCTCCGGCACGTCGGCGGCGGCGGGGCCGTAGCCGGCCAGGATGTCGATCTCGATGCCGCCCGGCGCTGGCCCGGGCGCGGGCACCCGGGCGAGGTTCACATGCACCAGCGCCGGGGCACGCCCGGCGGCGAGGCTCAGCGCGCCGTCCACAACCTCCAGCACGGTCCCGCCGGCGCCGCGCACCCGCGCGGCGGAAATGGCCGCCACCGGCGCCACCGGCAGCGGGAAAACGCCGCTGGGCGGCCAGACGTCGCGCACCACGCGCCAGCTCTGGTGGATGAGCGCGCGGCCGGTGGCCGCCTCCACCATGCGCCGGGCGGCGGCGACCAGCGCCGCCACCAGAGCGTCGGCATCGTCCGCGTCGAGGCGCAGATAGGCCTTGGCCTCGGCGAGCGTCAGCGGCTCGGCGGCGGGGCCGGCGATACGTTGGGACAT